TTGTGGATCAGCTGAGCGCCACGAACGCCTGACTCAAGAGTAGGTACGTTAGTAGAAACGAATACGTCTACGCCGTACAGGTTACCAATCTTGCCAGTCTCTACGCCTTTGCCGTTAACAAAGTCAGTAGAGGTGTAGCGATCAATACCCATGATAGCGTTACGCAGAGAAGGAGGAACGATGAAGCTACGACCGTCCATAGGAACGTCTGCATCATCCATCTTCTGGATCAAAGCACGGAAAGCACCGTCAGTGAAAGCGTTAACGTCAGCAGTGCCGTCAGCATCGTAGGCTTCCAGAGCGCCACCAGAAGTAATCTGGTAAGAACCGCTGTGAACCCAAGAAGAGCCATCGCCGTCACCGAAAGACTTACCCAGAGTAAACAGGTCGTCATCAACCTGCTTGGCCAGGCCATAACCAGCATCGCCAGTGTAGAACTGACGCAGAGAAGCCAGAGCCTGTACTTCGGTAATGTCTTCAATCAGACGAGAGAACTCAAAGTGCTTGTTGATGTTGATCAGAACTTCAGATTCTACGTTGTTCTGGATGGTTACTGCAACGCCTTCAGCTTTAGCGTGAGCTGTGCCACGAGTAGGCTTAGGTACGTGGATGGTGTCACCCTTCTTACCAGTCATGCTCATCTTCTTGACGAGGTTAGCCAGTACGAGGTTGCTCTTGTATGCAGCAATTACTTCGTCACTCCAGATTTCTGGGATAAACTTAGCTGCGCTAGTGTTGTCTACTGCTCCGCCCATGTTGGGATATACTGATGTAGCCATGATAATACTTCCTTAAAGAGATTTAGTTTCGGACTCTCCCTTCTTGGTATGCTTGCATGATCTCGTCAGACAAAGACAAATACCTATCAGGGTCGGTCTGCATTAGTTTAATAATGTCTGAGCGTCTATAAACTTTACGACTTGCCGCTTCTCCGCTGCCTTTGGCATTACCTGTCGATGCTGCCTTAACTGCGTTCTTACGACTAGCCTTCTCGTTAGCAGCAGTCTGTGCTACAGTCTGTTGACGTTCTTTCCAGATAGTGAAAAGCTCATCAGCAGCTTCGTAGTCATACTGCGTATCCGCTTGTGCAAAAAGCTGTGTACGAATCTTAGACCCCTTAATCCACTCTACAAACTTACTATCTTGTAGAATCTGCTGCATGTCGGGATGACGTTCTTGCAACTGAGCCTGCGCGGTAGCTTGCTTGTACTGCTGAGATTGTGCTTCAGCAGCTTTGATTGAAGGATGATTCGCAATAGCTTTCTCAACTGCCTTGTCGGGATCAGAGAAAAAGTCTATATCTTCTTCAGGTTCTGGGGCTTTCTGGGTATTGCTGTCGAGTTGTGTCTGTATGTAGTTGTCTACTACTGACCGAAGTTCCCCTACTTCACTGCTCTGGCGGCCTAGTAACTTCTCAGCCTCCTGGTGCATCCGTACAATCTCAGCAGTTGACTTTCCTTGGTACTTCTCAGGGATTTCTTCCTCTTGAGGAGTTGCCTCTACTTCAGGTTCCTCAGTGATTTGACTTACTTCTTCGTGTTCAGTTTCAACGTCTTCCGGTGGACGCTCGTCTATAATTGTTGCCATTATTAAACTCCGTGAGTATTCTCATTATGGAGGTGTATTATGCAGGGCTTCCTTGGTTAGGAGTTGGCCTTGCGCTCTTGCTGTAGTTTCTGTGCCCTGTTCTTTTCCCATTGTCTGGTAGCACCCAAAAAATCACCAGAGATAGGGTCTAACTTACAGCGCACAGCACTTACAATTTTTGTTGCAATCTTATCGCAGTCTAAGCAAGGAATGTGAGTACACTCTGAATCTGTAAAGCGTTCATTTGTGTGTCCATCCTCACAGCGAAACTCATAGATAGCCCTCATTAGGTAGCTTCTACTTCGTCTTCTTCCTTCATTGCTTGTTCTTCTGCTGCGTCGATTTGAGCTTCTAGGTTCAGCAGGTTAGCTATGACAGCGAGTTGGCCTTTACGAAAGTAGAGGTCTTCATTGTCTTTGGCAGCTTCTACTGAGTTAATAACCATTGCATTAGAGTTAAGGTCTTCCATCAGCTGCTTCCAGCCAGCAGTTGCAAACATATCTCTAATGTTACGGTAATATAGCTCAAGTTCTTTGTCAATCATACTGTTTCTCCTATTAGGACAGTGTTGTTTTAGTTAATGTTACATTGTTATTATATCATAAAAGCATAAGAATGTCAAGCTTTATTTCTTCTTTTTACTTGACTTCTGCTCAGTTTTGTTGTATATAGCGTCCCAGTTAGCTGCAAACTTCTTCTGGTCTGTCTTGCGCTGGGCACTTCCTTTGCCGCCGTGTGTCTGGCCCTTCATCGTTTCTTGCCCTTATGTAGGCCATGCTTGGCGTGTTGCTTGCCTTTAGCGGTTGCTTCCTTCTTCTTCCTGTTAGCAGCGGCTAGTTTCTTCTTACCTGCTGCTGTAGACTTTAAGTTACTAATTGTCTTAGAAGGTGCGTAGACCTCTCCAGTCTTGCTGCTAGGCTTACCAGAGGGTGTACGCCACTTCTGCTTTGTCCACTTCTTTAAAGACTTCTGTGATTCCTTTAGCGCCATGACTTCCTCGCTTTCATTTTAGCCTTATCTGACAAAGCACCATAGTGGAATAGCTTTTCACTGGTTTTGCCGTGAGACCTGCCTGAGTGTAAAGAACCATCAGGCATTTTGTGCATACCTCCTTTGTGGACAGTGCCGTCTTTCTTGTAGTGGTTTACACCTTTCATTTGTAGCCTCCGCCTTTCGCCTTGTACTCCTTGGCTAACATCTGAGCTTTCCTAGCAGACCATTGACCAGCCTTGCCACCTTTAGTACCTGCTTTGATCTCGTTAAACAATCTCTTCCGCATGGTGGGCTTAGTGTAGTTCCCTGCTTTGTTTACTGTAGAGTTTCTAATGGCCACGTTATTTGCCTCTTTTAACTGGCTTCTTCTTAGGCTTTGGCGCTGTCTTTTTCTTTGGTGGACGACCTACTTGACTACCGTATGTACCTTTACCGTATGGCATAGTATTCTCCTGTTATATCTATATGTTGTATATGCACAGTAAAAGTGTACATTTAAGACACTTTTATGTACATATTAGTGTACTACCACTTAACTCTATTTGCCCAATATGCCGCAGACATTTTGCCCTTGGCTATATTCTTTGCGTGTCTAGCTTTAAAACTAGCACGTTTCTTTTTCATTGCTTCGGACTCCCCCGCTTTAGGTTTTCCTGCGGTCTTTGCTCCCTGTTCTCCAAACCTAATCGTCTTGATTTTGTCACCTTCTTTTGCCACGACAACATGGCTTTTCTTTGGGTGACTAGGGGTACGCTTCGGTTGATTAAATTTATCAACTCCAGCCCTAGCTAGTCTTGGGTCTTTTTTTACTGGCATTTTTAGTCTCCATTTGTTTCTCAAGTTGTGCAATCTTCTTAAATAGTTCCTCAAACTGTACATTTACTTGAGCTACTACGTGTTCTAAGTCTCTACTGCTGACCATTAGGTATCATTCCTTGTGCTGGTGGTTGAGGTGCTGCTGGCGCAGGCTGTGGGGCTGCCTGTCTAGCAACATTTTCCTCTTTCACGGCTACTTCACGCTCTTTTAGTAGCTGTTTAGAGATTTCTAAGCGTCTCTGAAACTCTTTATCGTCTGCATCACCCTTATCTAGGTTAGTTGTAACAGCTTTGATGCGGTCAATCTCCAGTTCCTGCGGTATAGCCTGTGCTTCAATGGCGATCTTCTGCGCTCTGGCTTGCGATTCAGCGGCTTGGCCGTTAAGTGCAGCAGTTTGTGACGCCTGGAAGGCCATCTGACCCTGTTGAGCCATCTGTTGAGCCTGTTGAGCTTCTGGGTTAGGCTGGTTAGCCTGCTCAAGAGTAGCAATAAGCTCTTCACGGTTGGACAGGTTCATGTTGTCGATGATAGACATAACCAACTTAGGATACATTGGCGTGTCTGGTGACATGGTTTGCAGCAACTGTACAAGCTGTGTTACTTCATACTCACGAGCAATGATGCCTAGAGAGCTAGAGGTGTGGAACTTGTAGTCAGCTACGGGATACAGCTCAGGTTCAAACTGCATGTAGCGCCAAGCAGTCTTCTGTACGAAGGGAATCAGGAAGGCTTCTTGGAAGTTGATCAAGGTACGCTTGTGACGCTTGATGATAGCGCCTAGTGACATAGATACACCAGCAGCGGTAGCGTCACCGTTTATAGAGCCAGAGATACCAGCACTGTCAATAGCGCCCGTGGCTGTCTGTACCATAGTCTGTAGTGACTGAGCCTGTGCAAAGGTAATCTGACTGACGTTACCAAAGTTAAACGGCTGTAGCACCTCAGCAGGGTTGCCGTTGGTTAGTATGGTCTTACCTGGCTGTATGCTTGGTTTAGCACCACGAGGCATACGGGAGGCATCCATAGCCATCATTGGGTGGATAGTCAGTGCAAGAGCGTCGATTCTAGCGCGTAGTTCTGCGTCTAACGCCTTTTGTGAGTTGTACCCTTTCTCACATACTCCGCG